CTCATGGCGGCACCATCCAGCCCGGCAACGTCAACCGCGATGGCGTCGATGTCCGTCCACAGTTGCGCTCCTGCCTTGCCAGCCCCATCGTGCCCGGAGACCAATTCATCCCACACAGCGTCCGAGACTACAGCCGCCGTCGGAACCGCCGCCGTAATGCTCGCTTTCTGCGTCGCACCGAAATCAATGTTATCTTGCGATACCACATTGACCCCGAGTTTCGTCGCCCCCCCCGCGTACCCGGTGCCGTCGAACATCAGTTCGGCGTTGTCTGCTGCGGTGGCGTCCGCGGATATTTGCTTTACGTTCACATCGTGCAATCCCGCCGTCGCCGGGGTGGAGATGGCCGTGCCGAGTAATTGCGTCTCGTCGGTTTGCAACAGGTCCGACCCCGCTACGAGCGAATCGTACACGTTCGCCGGAAGGACCATGAAGTCTTTATAGACGGCCAGCGCACCGGTTATGTGCGCCCAGACTCGAAGCGTTCCGAGCGTGCCTGTATCCGTGGCGTCGAGTACGCAGGTGTAATGCGCGTTCGCCCCCGTCCCGGTAAGCGCGGTCGCTTCGGTCTTTGCGGTCAACGCGCCACCGGCCTTGGAAAGAAGCACACTAGCAGCCGCGATGGTGAGCGCGTTTTCCTCCGTGTTCCCGTCGATAGAATCGACGAACGGGCCGAGGCGGAACGTGAACGCAGTGGATTGTTTCAGGTACATGTCAATTCCCCGCCATCATGTTTTGATGATGCATGAATACGGATATAGCACTTCCCCCCGCCGCCCCGTACTCATCCGCGCCGATGTCCCACGTGCCCGTGCGGGCAACGCCGTCGATGTCGTCGGAGAAATTTAACGGTGCGCCTTCACCGGAGGTATCCGTGCCCACGTCGATGAGGGCTGAACCTGCCGGAAGGTGGAAGTCCTCGCTGCCGGCGGTGACGTTGGTGAAGTTGGTGGTATTGACGGCGATACTCTGTAGCCCGGCAGACCCGGGGGCGTCGGAATGTCTTCCGTGCCGGGGCGCAGCTCGTCCACCTCGTCATAGACCACGATGTCCGCGTCCACGCTCTTGAGCCCAGCCGAGGCGTTGGACCCTCTGAAGTAGAGGTAGCCTTTGCCGACACGCTTGAGCCCCACGTTGTCGGCAAACTTCGACGACGACGTGAGGACGCCTTTTACAGGCCGCACACGCGCCGCGAGATACGCGGATTCCTCGATGGCGGGGTCTACTCTCGCGCGCACGAAATCGCTCACCTGGGCGATAGCGGGGAACACGTAGAGGCCGACACCGCGGTCTCCCGCCTGCGTATCCACGGCCCAGAGCGCCATTGATATCAAGTATTCGCTCACGCCAACCTGGGCCGACTTCAGCACAACGATCTCGGGAGCCTCGTCCTGATAGAGCGCAACCAGACACGGCGGTATCCCGGCGTGGCCGTAGGGCTGGCCATGCACCGTCGGCCGGGCAAGGTCCAACCACGCGAGCAGAGTATCAGTGCGTGCACCGTGCCCTGACTGCTGTCGCGCCCGCGCCCGGAGGAGTTGCTCTACAACCCGCCAGGCGGAGTCCGTCATGCACACGCCAGCACTCACGCCCTGCTCTCCCTGGTACACCACCGAGCACGCATCAGCCTGTACTCACCACCCGCACCACCTGTTGGGCAATCGCCGTCGCCTCTCCGAGGGGCAGACCCAGCTCGACCGCGAGGGCCGCCAGCCGGTGAGTGACATCGATCTGGACAGGTCTATTCGGGTCGAAACCGCCGATTTCGGCCCGGACGTTACGCTGGTCCTTCCACCGGTTCGGCGCACGGTTATACAGCCAGACCTGACAGGCTACCACGTTGCCGGACTTCGCGGCCTCCAGCAGCGCGTCCTCCACGATGTCGCATGCATCGATCTCAGCCTGCTCCACCGCGGTAGCAAACTCGGGGTCGGAGTTGTAAGTGAGCCGCACGGTCTCACGGTCAACGCCAACGGCCTCGGCCGCTGCACCTCTGCGCTTGCCCTCCCGCAGTTGGTCCAGATACTCAGCCCTTTTCATGGTGCCAAATCTTCCCCGTCGCATCGTCGATGGCCGCCAGGAGGCAGCCCTCGGTGCTGCCCCCGCGCCCCTCGAACCAATTATGGTACGATCCGTCGAACTGCACCATCTCC